AGACACAAGGAGCTGGGCGGATATGGCCGACTCAGACTCAGACTCAGACTAAATACACTCTTATTTGACTGTCACACTCTATACAAAAAAAAATACACTCTTACCCCTTTATACACACATACACACTAATATTCTACAAATTAATCTAAAATGGGCACACTGTCAAAAAATGACTCATAACTTATACTATTTATTTTATTTTCTATATCTTGATATTCTTGTTTGCTTACTGATAGTTGGACATTCTCTAAATTTTCTCTTACTCTCTTTTCAACTATCAAACTTAATATCTTATCCATTAATAACTTAGTGTTTTCCATATACAATATTATAAGATTTTTTTAAATAACCGTAAATTTGATTTATCATATTTTAAGATTACATGAAATCTTAAAATATTTATGTTTCCACTTCTTAATGTTTTACCAAAAGAAATAGTTATATTTATATTCTCATTTGCTCCAGAACACAGAGAAAATATAGAAATTATTAATAATGAATTAACTTGTTGGAGAGCAGCAGAAAAAATAAACGCATTCAATCTATTATATGATCGATATCTATTTATAAGAGATGAAACCATTAAACTTAACTTTCCTAGCTTTATTACTCATAATAATTTAATAAATAAACAAGAGTTGCTTGTAAATATTGGAGCACTTCTTAACTGTTCTCACTGTAATTCTAATCAATTAATCATAAATAATGAGGAATATAAATGTAGATATAATTGTCGCAATTATTCTGAGATATTAAACGAAATCTATGAATATATAAAATGAATCTATTTATTACGTAATATAGATAACATGTGTTATATATAATCAATTAAAAATTTGATTAAAAAACATATCATATAATGTTTAATACAAAACAAATGCCTAGATATAAAAGAAAAAGCACAGCTCCTGTAGCTCCAAGATTATTCTTAAAAAATCCTGTAGGAAGTAAAGAATGGATTCGTGAACAAATGGATAGATTTAACAAATCGAGGTCTATTAGTGTATTGACATCATTATCAAAATAATTAAAAATACTGTTCTAAAGGAATATCGTCTATTAAATATTTCAACTTTATTTTTTTGACATGTCTCAACTCATTGAATCTTAATTTAAGCTCTAAATTATCAATAATCTCTATTAAAAGAGTAACAATATTCGCACATGCATGCCAATTATTTCTACATAAAAGTGTAGAACAACATAAACATTTTTTATTTACTAATATATCAAACTTCCAAGATTCACTTATTTTTAATAAATCCATATAATCTATATTATTTATCTTTACTGTAGGAGGTCTAAATGGATATGTTTTTGGAAAATTAATATCTATCGACACAATGTAATCATTAATAAATTTTAAAAATGACATACTATTATTACTATGATCTATAAGCCAACAACCTAATTTATCTTCATAATCTGTTTTATATTTAGTTCTTTCATTATTTACTCTTCTAGAATAGCTCATTTATTAAAATAATAACAGATTAACCTTAGATACTATTAACTTTTATAACAACGTATATTAAATTTGATAAAAAACAGCAAGTCATATAATTAAATAAAAATGAGAACTATATATTTTATACCACATCTTTTTCCAATTGGATTACCATTTAACATTATAATTGGTATATTCAGCATGTTGATAGTCTATTTTTACATCAGATATATTAGAGATAATTCTATTTCACATACGATTTTTACGATCCAGTCACTATCAATGATTTTCTATGAAAATTATCCTGAAACCCATTTCTTAATATTCCAAATATTTCTAATATGTAATTTAGTTTTATCTCATTTTATTAAAGAAGCAAGTGTTAGATTTTAAAATTTGATTATAATATTGAAATATAGGAAATATTAATTAATCATTACTGAAATGCCTTACTCAAATTCTATGATTAAACTAACACCAAAATTTCATAAACTAGATATTGAAACACTCAATGTCCAGCCAAAATGTAAATTCCTATTAAGATGCATGAGAAGTATAAAGAAAGATAAGAATAACCAATTCAAATATAACAGACTAGTTAATTTCATGAAAAAAAATAAAGATAATAAATTATATTATAGGGGAAATGGAATTACAAGCGTAAAAAATTTACATTTTTATTGGAATTACGCACATTCTCATAAAACAGCGTTTATACCTGATTTCAATAAAATGTATAAAATAACTCTACCTGTAATCAAAAAACGCAAAATACCAATACAACATAAACCAAGAATTATTACTATAAAAATAACAATCTAAATTAAATAGTATCCATTATAATACATATTGTGTATAAATTTGATAAAATTACTGTATGTTTTATTATATCAAAAAACCATGAGCTATCCTACATATACTCCTCCAACATTCAATTGTTCTACTGAATTAGAAGAAGCAACGCAATTTTTAGATACTAATGGATATGTTGTATTTTCAGATGTTCTAACGTCTAATCAAAAAACAGATTTCTTCAATACCTTTAAAGAGGATATGAATACACTATCTCCTAATTTTAGTGTAACTGATAATAATACATGGGTCATTAAGAATTATCCTGGAATGTTTGGTAAAGGAATGTGTGTATTTAATGGTATAGGTCAATCTAACTTTATGTGGTATCTCAGAGCTAATAAATCTATTCAAAGTATTTACTCTAAATTATATAATACTAACGAACTAGTTACTAGTTTTGATGGATGTTCTATATTTTGCTCAAATAAACAAAAATCTAAATCATGGCACCATGTAGACCAAAACCCTAAGAATACTTTACAATCTTATCAAGGTAGTTACAACTTCTACCCAGTTACAGAGAAATCTAGTGGATTTGTATTAGCTCCAGAGTCTCATTCAAAATTTGTCCCCGAGGTTACCCATAGTAAAGATTGGATTATGTTGGATAAAGATAGTGAATGGCATCAAAAAGTAGTCAAATTACTAATTCCTGGTAACTGTTTTACAATTTGGAATTCTAAAACTATACATGCTAATACTGGAATGGTAAAAAAATATGTTAATCCTGAATTAGATAGACTAACATGTTACATAACATATCTACCTAAGTCATTGAGACCTGCTAATACAAGACTTAACCGACTACAAGGATATTTAGATGGTGTAACTACTAGTCACTGGGCTAATAAATACGAACCTAAAAAATACCCTTTTGGTTTTAAAAAACAACACGAAAATAAGTTGCTAGGAACAATTAAACCATTACTTATATCTAGTGACGATTTGTCAAAGACTGTCCCTTCTAATAGATTAGAACTTATATGAATAATAAAAAATTGATTTAAATATATATATTATTTTTTATTTTAAAAACATGGAGCCACCTACTTACCTAGCAGAAAAAAATCCACACGAAAGAGATTCACATATTACCTTCGATGAAGGACCACACATTTATACTATAGATGGAGATAGTTCATTTACAAGTGTAACCTCGTGGAATCATTCTCATTTTCCACATTTTGATGCCGATAAAATAATTGGCAATATGATGCGTTCACGTAAATGGCCTCAAAGTAAATATTTTGGAATGACACCAACTGAAATTAAGAAGATGTGGAATGAAAATGGTAATCAAGCATCTGCTGCGGGAACTAAAATGCACTATGATATTGAATGCTTTTATAATGATATGGACATCGAAGTTGAAGAAGACTGTATTGAATGGCAATATTTCGAGAAATTCGAAGATGACTATGGATCAAAAATGGAACCTTACCGAACAGAAATGATGGTATGGGATAAAGAATTACAGTTTGCCGGTTCTATTGATATGCTATATAAAAATGAAGATGGCACACTATCTATATATGATTGGAAAAGATGTAAAGAAATCAAAAAAGATAATAGTTTTGAAAAAGCTACAACTGAGTGTATAAAGCATCTTCCTAATTCTAATTATTGGCATTATTCACTTCAATTAAACACCTATAAATACCTTCTTGAAAAGAATTATGGAGTGACTATTAAAGAAATGTATTTAGTATGCCTTCATCCTAATAATAACAATGATTCCTATCAACGTATAGAAGTTAAAGATATGAAAAAAGAAATTGACGACCTTATGGATTTAAGAATACAAATGTTAAACTAATATTAAACAATTTAAAACTATATAAGCCTTTTTTATATACATTAAATACATCTTATGCAAGTTTCCAAGGATAGTATTTCTAGTAAATCTAAACACAATATACATAATATTAATACTCTATTAGATGCTAATAGCAGTATTGAAAATGATTATATTAAATCATTGGATAATAACGAAATAAAACCAGATAAAGAAGACGATAGTGTTGTTAAAAATATGATTTCTGATAAACATGTATACCAGCAACAAATATATAATTTTTATAAAATGATCAAAACTAATGAAAATAATATAGAAATACTTAATAAACAAATATATAAGTTATGCGAACATGATTGGATAAGAGATGAAGCGGCATGTTATGATGATAGATGTAAACATATTTGTTCAAAATGTTCATTATATAGATCCCCGTATCTATATCGATAAAATTTAATCTTGGAAATTTTTTATTAAAGGGTAATAAAAAATTTGATGTAGTTAGGAGACCACCTCTAAATAGACTATCACGGTTTTTAACCAATTATCTCTACATACAATACAATATGTTTGCTCAGCGAATTATTTCTGGACAAGCTGGTCCTGTTACTTTTGACAGTTTAGATCGCGCTGCTCGCCTAACAGAAGCAGTGGAAGATTCACGAGATTTCTTCTCATGGGTAGATTCAAATGAAAAAGAACCCAAATACTTTTCAGATTGGGAAAATCTGATAGCAGAATACCACTCGGACAAAGGTATTGAATGGACTAAGGACATCGCCATTCCTAGTCCTTATGGATTCATGGGATTTGATATTATCAAACCACCTGTAGTTGTGGCGAAGGATATCACTTTTCACAATGAAATTAAACCTATCAGTTTTGGAGAACCTGCTGTATCCGCCATGTCTCTTATCGATTGTCTATACGATGAAGACGACTATGACAGCGACGATTATCCACTCTACATGTCTGAAGATGGCGATGATAACTCGGCGGGTTCGTATGAGGATTCACCTCTAACTCCTTTAGTAGGAAGTGACGGCGAAGTCAGTAAAATCGATATCAGCTCAGATACTATTAACTTGGACGACACTATCTCTAGTCCTCCAAATGAAACCTTGGTTCCAGCGGGAGAGAAAATCTCACAATGTAAATGCGGATCCACAACGCATAAACGCACAAATCACAAATTATGCCCCTTAAACAAAAAATATTAGACGAATAACTGATTTCTTAAAAAAATTTGCAGTTAGACCTTTATGAAACCCGCCTAAAAAAATTTGATTGGGTTGGAAATCATGTAAAGTTAATCATCTTAAACCGTTTTTAAAGTCATCTAAAACAGTATTCAAACACACATTCAACATACTATGTCTTTCGCACAGCGACTTATTTATGGCAGAGGTAGAGGAAGAACCGTTACCTTCGATGCTATTGACAGAGCAGCCGCACTATCTGAGAGAGTTGAAGACTCACAGCCAATGTGGAAGTGGGTTCGTGAGAACAACAAGCAACCGAAGTATTTCTCTGATTGGCCATCGGTCATCCAGGAGTATCACCAAGCGGTAGGCACACCATGGATTAAGGACTATTCAGTTCCTACCCCCTATGGAGAGATGGGATACGACACCATCAAACCGCCCAAGGTTGAGGTTAAATCCGGTCTAATAACCTTTCCATGCGAAGAGAAAGACGACGAGAAAAACCTCGATTGGATACTAGATATGATGGAATCCGATAGTGACAGTGATGATGACGATGAGTCCGATTTCAGTGACGATGAGGAAGACAAGGAGGAAAACAAGGAGGACGAGAAACCATCTAATGAGCTTCCTGCCGACGACGAAATTAAATTCGATGTTACAGCTAATCTATTCAGCAGGTCTCCATCTGTTGAAAAGACAGTGGAAGAGGAATCTGATGGCGAACTCAGTCTCATTTCAGACAGCGATGATTCTGACTGTGAAGACTATGCCCCTCTTATGGAGTGCGACTACAAGTGTGGTGGAACGCCTATTGATCCTAACTGCCTTGAAGATGGCGAACTCAATCTGGCAGAAGAAGGAGGAGGATACGCTCACTGTCATTGCCATGCTGCTGCGAAGGAAAAAGGACTTACACTTAAACAGATTCCCAAAGGAACTAACATCCGTGACCTTCCAGAAGGAACTCGTTTGGAACACCTTCCTCGTGGAGCTGTTATTACCATCAATGAAAGCGATATAGAATGGGGGAGCGATATCGAAATCAGCGACGACGAAGAAGAATCCAATGTCCAAAACCTTGAGACCGCAATAGCCGAAAACAAAGTTGCTGTTAGAAAGTGTAAGTGTGGCTCTTCTTCTCACAGGCGTAGATCTCACTCGAGCTGCCCTCTCAACAAAAAAAACAAGCAATAATGTGTATATAATTAAAAAAAAACAGGTTTTTACCCCTTTATAAATTTGATCAAAATTTGATAAAAAGTCTTTTTTTAATCATTATTAATAACACACTCACTAATCAATGCAGTTTGTAGATAACCCAGAAAATACTAAACTATCTAACTTAGGCACTGAACTACAATACCAATACAATCAATGTGGGTCATTGATTTTCATGAAAAGGGACTATCCTGAGTTATTTAATGAAAAAAATAATTTATATTATGAAGATGTTTCGGATGAAGAAGATGGCGAAGATAAAAAGTATAGAAAGTTTAAAAATATAATCACAATAAATGGTAAATCTGGAAAAGTATCTACTTTGTGTAGTAAATACCTTATATTAGTCCCATGTTCTGATCATTCAAGTCTATTATCCGTTTGGGAAGAAGCCCGTATTAAAACTATTTTAAAATATGGTTTATTCAGGGTCTAAAAAAATATCTAAAGACAAACCAACTTTAAATATAAATGGAATCTATAACTATCATATCCCTTACTCTTGGATTCATAGGATGTTTTTTTGTTATATTCTCTTTTATATGTCAGCTTTATACAATTTATAAAACTAAAGATGCTAAAGGAACATCATGGGGGTTGATATTATCACAGATAATTACTTGTTTATGTTTTGGTTCTAGTGCTGCTATAAATGTATATTTAGGAGGTTTAATCAATATGCCTTTTCTAATAGCAAATGGTATATTATTTATCCTATTTATATTAATGTCATATATGAAATATGAATATGATAAATTAGTAACTGATTACACTAATTAGATATTTAAGAGTGTTATAGTTAATATATTGGAAAAATATGAATAATAAGTAGTTACCCCTTTATGGAACTAAATTTATGAGTAGTTACCCCTTTATAAAAACTGAACGAAAAAATTTTGATAGAAACCTTAAATTTCATGTATATATCACCTTAAACGCTTTCAATTAGTAATTTAAAAACCACACTTAAAACTATTTTAACTAAAAACATGTTCACTAGCTTTACCGCCTCCCGTGAATTTGCTCTCAAGGCTTCTGATGCTGCTGAGCGGGCTATAGAGAGGCATATCTGCTGTAAGAGCCAGTTCAAGTTCAAGTGCTTCTCCTGTGGCGAGATGATCAACCGTGGAGACAATATCACGAAGTGCACCACAAGTGTGAATGATGGAATGACTCTCAGGTTTAGAGGCGCCGGCAGCCGGAACGGCTTAAAGGACGACGAGGTTTCGTTTTATCTGGCCACAACTGGAACCCGATCGTGGGTCCATATCGGCTGTAATCCCTGCTACTGGGACTCCCTACCAGAAGACAGTAACGAGTATTCTCCACCCGCCCTCCGGGGTGTCTATACAGACTGGGGTTCCAAGATTTCATATGAGTTCGATGAATGGCGCCAACTCACCAATCACTATGATATGGAAGAGTTTCTGGAAAAGCACGGATATCCTCAGGATAAATGGATGAAAGACCGCATCATTCACTCTGTCACGCGATTTCAGGCCATCTGGCGAGGATACCTCTACAAAAAGGCGTATCCATATGCACTCAACCAAAAAAGAGACGAGGAGGCAAAGAATTATAGTGAGTTTCTGGAATGGTGTGCTAGTTTACCGATGGACGTGTTCCGATCTTTCCCCCTCTTCTGTCAGATGAATGGTGCTGCTACTAGGTTTCAGTCCATCTGGCGAGGATACAATCACAAAATAAAAAAAGCCTCACAAAGCAGACCACCACACAATCATTATGCGCGAATCATAGCCAATATGGAGTGTTGGAACAACACATTGACATCAGAAGCCCACCTAGGAATAAAGAAGGGATACCACTTTGAGTTTATATTCGACATTGGAACCTCAAAAGAAGCTGTATATAGCGGTGTCGTTACAAACCTGGGGCGACTGGGAGGCTATGATGGCGTCGTTTCGGTCAGATTCCATGACGATGATGAAGTGAGACACTATCACAATAGAAGATTCTTCTACCTGGAAAATCAGTGTATTGAATTTAAAAAGAGAAAGGGCATTGAAGGCAGAATTATAGGAAAACTGAAAACAGTTCGCACCTCTAGATATTCACAGAATAGCGGAAAAGTCAGTACTGAAGACTGGCGATATCACTACCCAGATGGCAATCCCGTGGAGTAAAATCAAAAAACCCTAAAAATCAAAAAACACAAAAACAAATAAAAAGCTGCTAACCTATTTTTATTTGCTTTTCCGATTGACTTTCTTATTGCCTTTCTTATTGGCTTTATTTTTTAATCTAGGACGTATAGCTTTCTTTTTATGTTTAGGTCTTTTTATTTTAATCGGAATTAATACTATCACAGTTTCTTCCAATTCTTCTGCTTGAATTCCGTCATCAGAACTAGAATCCTCGTCGGAAAACGGATTAATTTCTGATCCAGTATCACTATCATCAGACGAAGAATTAAACTTTGTTATTGGTTGTTTTGATTTACTCATTTATTACAGATGTTATGTTAAAATAAAACACATTTTTAATCAAATTTAATATACATTAATTTAGATATGTTGATTTATGATGATAATACACCTTTGAATTATTTTTTCAAAAATTTGTTTTAAATCATAAATTAGTAATTATAATCATTACATCTAATACTTATATTCCAAGAGATGTCATTCTGGCAAGAAACTCATCCACTCCAAGATCAATATGAAATTCTATGGAAAAGATATGTTCCTGGAATGGGAGAATCTAATAATAACACTGCCGAATCTATGAGACTTGTAGCAGGAATTTATTATCAGCTTCATAATAATGGTAGTTGGTTTGGAACAAATAATTATCATGTGAAAGAATACTTAAAAAACTCTAATATATCTTCTCCAGCAGATGGTTTTATAAAAAATCTCAATTGGGAATATAATAACTTAAATTATGAAGAGGATACTGAAGATAATGAGACCCTAGATGAAAGATGTGAAATTATGGATGATATAATGGGCGAAGTCGTAGAATGGGTTTGGGATAACTTAGCAGATAATAAAGATAGAAAAGAACTGTCTAAAAGACAGCGTAAAAAGAAAGCTAAAAAAAATAAAGAGATAAAACTAATAAAGAATGCGGAAAGACAACGAAAAAAAATAGAAAAAAATGAACTACTAAGGCTAAAAAAGCTATATAAGTCCAAAACAGGAAAAAGGTTTCGTATTAAAAATAATTCAAATCTAACCCATATTGAATGTCTTAAAAATTGGGAGAAATCATACATAGATTCAATATTGATTCAATAACTATTATAATTATACTCAATAATAGTATGCTTAATATAAAGTATATTTTATATTAACCAAATAATTTAACCCCTTATAGGACTTAACATATGTAGATTTACCCCCTTATAAAAAAAACCTTAAAAAATTTTGATGACTTTGAGAATTTAAGAATATTTATTATCCTAAGATACTCGTCTCTCATTTGAATACCATGTCCAGTATAGGCCAACATTCAAATGATAAAAAGGTATCTACGCATGCGGTTGTTAAGTTCCAAGCTCTTTGGAGAGGATACATCTACAAAATGGCTTATCCCATTGCTTTGGCTCAGAGTAAGGAGCAAATAGCTCAATGGGAGTGGGAAAATGAAGGCGAATATGACTTCTAAACAATATATTTTTCTCAGTTAGCTCAGTTGGCAGAGCATCGGTCTTATGAGCCGAAGGTCATGGGTTCAATCCCCATATTGAGAACAGTCTGGTTAGCTTATCGGTAAAGCAGTTGCTCTTAAGGCAATTTAAGTGAGTTCGATTCTCACACCAGATACAGGGAGAACAGATATGGCAGTATAGCTCTAAGTGGTCTAAAGAGGGGGTTCCTTTTGGCTGCCCCGCATTAAATTGCATCGCTGGTTCAACCCCAGCTACT